TATCTTTCTGGCGGTGGCAAGAAGTCTATGGCTGGTACTACCAGAACTACCACCGAAAGCTATGTAACCAAGCGTGCAGATGCAGCCGATGATGCTGATAGATTCTTTATGCAATACCTTGGGCGTGGTGCTACAAAGGATGAAGAAGATGCTTACTATAACGCTCTTCGTGAGTTGGAACGTTCGAACATTGCCTCTCGAACTGCAACCTATGATGCCGAAGGAAACTTGGTTAGCAATGTAAATACTGGCGAATTGGTTACAGATTTAGATAAGACACTTTTGCTTGGCAAAGTTGCCGGTAAGGCAATCAAGGGCAGCAAGGTAGATAAGTTGCTTGAAGCAGGCGGTCAGGCTGCCGGAGATATACAGCAGATTATGAGTCTTGCAAACCAATACGGTTTGATTATGACGCAAGAAGACGCTATGGATTATGTGTCTACCAATCTGCGCAAGGGCAAGAATATTGAGCAGACAAAAAACAAACTTATCAAGTTATCGCAAGCAAAGTATCAGAATATTGCAAACCTCATTGACGACGATGTATCAGTCAAGGATATTGCTTCGCAATATGTCTATGATATGTCTCAGGTTCTTGAGCTAAATCCTCAGAGTATCAATGTCAATGACCCAATGATTCAGTCTGCGTTGCTCAATAATAACAACAAGGGAACTATGTCTATTACAGAGTTCAACACAATGCTTCGCAAAGACCCACGCTGGGGTAACACTACTAACGCTAAGAATACTGCTGCTCAATATGCTCTTGAAGTTCTTACCTCATTTGGATTGGTGTCATAGTGGCAAAGAAAAAAGTAGAAGCAGTAACTAAAAAGACCGGCAGGCAGGCTCCTGCTCTAAACCCAACAAATCCAAATGATGCTATGACCTTGCGGTATCAAGCCATACAAAAGGCTGTTGAGGCTGGCAAGCAGGTTGCACCTAGAGTTAGCCACCGCAACTGGCGTAACTACCGGTGCTGGTGGTAGCCCAGGAGTAGGACTTGGCGGAATAACTAATTCATACACAGCAGAAGATTTTACTCCAGATGGTCAATTCAAGGACAAAAAGCCTGGACCATCCGGAGAAATGAAAGATGCTTTTGCAATGCTCAAGGATTTGTTTATGCAGTATGACCTTGAGGAGTTGCTACCTGCTATCAATGAGTTGATGGTATCTGGAGTTGGTCCGGCAGCAGCAACGCTTGCGCTCAAGACTGACCCTAAGTACAACAAAGATGCTGCTGGCAACGCCATTGGCTATGCCAGAAGGTTTGCCGGAAATGAACTGCGTCGCAAGCAAGGGCTAAATGTTCTATCTGAAGCCGAGTATCTTGCATTGGAAAATAGCTATTCAGAAACCCTTACTGCTTATGGACTTGTTGATTATTTTGGTCCAAAGGGTAAAGAGCGTACACAGAGAATGGCAGAAGTAATCGGCGCCAACATCTCTGCCGTTGAGTTCAACGATAGGGTCAACACTTCCTATAGCAGAGTAATCAATACAGACAAGGCAACAAGAGATTCGTTCAAGTTGTTGTACGGGATTACAGATTCTGACCTTACTCGCTACTTCCTTGACCCGAAGAATAATGTCAACGTGCTCAAGGAGAAGGTTACTACCGCAGAAATCTATGGCTCTGCCGTGGCACAAGGATTGGCTGGCAGCCTAGAGATTTCTACAGAACTAGCCAAGCTTGGCGTAGACAAGCAGTTAGCTCGACAGGGTTATTCCGTCATAGCGGAGGTGTTGCCAGAGGCAACGAAGCTCAGCCAAATCTATGAAGAACTACCTGCATATACACAGCAGACCGCAGAAGCCGAAGTCTTCCAAGGACTTGCCTCTGCACAGCGCACACGGCAGCGTTTAGTCCAGAGAGAAACCGCAGAATTTAGCGGAGAGTCTGGACTTAGTACTTCCGCATTAGACCGCCAAGTAGGCGGACGAATCTAGATTCCTGACGTGGACCGACCAGCCCCACGCAGCGTATAAGACTGGGAGCAAGAGCCAGCCTACCTACCCCTGAGTAGAACTGTGGCTTGCGACAACTACAAACAGAAAGGGTGGTTGCTATGAGCAACAACTACTGGGATGAAGACGAAGACGACCTAGATACACCGGAACAGCAATTGTCTGACAACGACTTAGTAAAGAAGTTGCGTAAGGCAAAGCGTGCTGATGAAAAGCGTATCAAGGAACTTAGCGAACAACTTGATGGATTCCTCAAGGAGAAGCGCGAAAGAACCGTCACTGAAGTCCTAGCAAAAAAGGGAGTAAACGCTAAGGCTGCACGCCTTATCCTCAAAGATGTAGACGATGCCACTGAGGAGTCTATTGACTCTTGGCTCCGTGATAACGGAGATTTGATTGGCTATAGCCCACAAACTGAGGTACAAGAAAAGCAGCAAGACCTGGCTGCATTACGTCAACAGGATGTAATTGCTCAGGGTGGTATTACTCCAGACAAAGCCGTAGACCTTGAAACTCGTATGGCAAATGCGGGTTCAATGGACGAGCTAATTAGCTTGCTACGCAATTCCTAATCGTTCATAGTCACTTGGAGGTGACAACTCAATGGCATATACCGATACATCGTCCGGCTCGCTGGGCGGTACCGTTGGTGGTGCTGGTCTAGTTCAGAAGGCGTATGACCGCCTTCTCGAGTTCGCTCTCCGTTCAGAACCACTTATTCGTTCTGTTGCAGATAAGCGCCCAGCCCGTCAAGCTTGCTCTCTCAACCCCGACCTCCGTTACCATCACTCTTCAGGAGTATGGCAATCCGGTCCTCGTAACCCGTGCACTCGAGCTTTTCTCGCTCGCTGATGTTGACCCAGCAATTGCAAATATCGTTGCATACAACCTTGCTGACTCAATCGACGCAGTTGCGATGACCACGCTTGGTGGCGGAACAAACGTCCTCTATGGTGGCAACGCAACCGCAACTGCAAACGTTGACGCTTCTGACACCATTGACTCTGCAGATATTCGTCGTGCAGTTGCTAAGCTCCGTGCCAACAAGGCTAAGGCTCGTCGTGGGTCTTACTACTGGTGCGGTATTCACCCAGAGGTCTCACACGACCTCCGTGCTGAGTCCGGCAACCTTGGATGGAACTTCGTCCACGCACAGAGCAACCCAGCTGTTGATAACATCTGGGCTGGCGAGATTGGCGACTACGAGGGTGCATTCTTCGTTGAGTCCCCACGTCTCTTCAATGCAAAGGTCGGCGCTGACCAGACCCCACTTGCAACCACCGCTGTCACCGTTGCTGGTACTTCCGGAGGCTTCACCGTTGGTGTTGCTTCTTCGGCAGTCATCGCAACTCGTGCTGAGGTTGGCGACAAGATTACTGCAACCGGTATGGGAACTGGCGCGAAGATTACTTCGATTGCTACTTCCGGTAACAACGTTATCTTCACCGTTGACGTTGCTAACACCACTGCGGTAGCAACAACCGCTGCTGTTCAGGTTACTCCAGTAACCCGCGTCTTCGACACCATCCTCTGCGGACAGCAGGCGATGGCAGAAGCCGTTGCTGAAGAGCCACACATCGTTATCGGTAATGTCACCGATAAGTTGATGCGTTTCCGTCCAATCGGATGGTATGGCGTTCTCGGCTTTGCCCGTTATCGTGAGGAAGCACTCTTCCGCATCGAGACTGGTTCTTCAATCGCTGCTCTCTAGTTGATTGACTGACGGGCTGGGGCAACCCAGCCTGTTGGTAAGTTCACTAGAAAGGACTGCTATTGTTAGATTAGACAATGGTAGTTATGCACAGATTCGCTATCCACAGGATGAAGTACTGGCAGATTATCCAGTTGTTTATCGTGGCGGGTATAACCATATTGTTGATGATGCTACCAAAGCATCGTTGATTGCTGGCAATGTTGGGGTGACGGAGGCAAATTTTACAGCGCTATGAAACATTGGGAAGCCCATCCAGAGTTTGTTGAGGGGTGCTTTGGGTGCAAGGGACTAACTCTCAGTATGAATGCTGGTGATGCGGATAGCCGTCGGGTTACTCCCAACAAGCGATTCAATAAAGAATTGGATGCCTATGCAGAAGCTAGGGCTAATGGCATTCAGCCTGCTGGAACTTCTATGCAGAAGATTCAAGAGGCAGTAAAGGCTAGTGAAACACTTGGGCGTCCATATGACGCTGGCAAGATGCCACCAGCTAAGCACATCAATAAAAAATCCGTAGAGGTAATGAAAGAACTAGGAGTATAGATATGCCAATGGTAGAAGATGGCAGCCAAGAGAATGAAGAAGAAGTAATATGCCAAAGCAAAATAAGCTTGGTGGCAAAACCCGTATTGGCAACGAATCACGCATTGCTCGATATATCGAGAATGCAGCCAAGGAGTATGCAGAGTGGAATGAGCGAGGCAGAACAGACGACGAAGGTGGTCAGTTCTGGGGAGCTATTCTTCAGGGACGACGCTATAACCAAAAAGGAAAGCAGAAGAAGTAATGAAGGCTAAAAAGGGTATGGGCTTCAAAGCAGCCCAGAAGCAAATTGCCAAGAAGCAGGGTATTTCTATGGAGCGTGCTGGTGCAATCCTTGCAACCGGTGCTCGTAAGGCTTCTGCTGCTGCAAAGAAGAAGAATCCAAACCTCAAGAAGGTAAAGGG